AGCCCAGAGCCTGTCTCAGCGCAGCCTCGACCTGCTGCGTCCGACCATCCGCAAGGCCGACTCAGAGCTTTGGTTCACGTGGAATCCCAGGAACCAGGACGACCCAGTTGACGCGCTCCTGCGCGGCGCCAGGCCGCCGCCGGACGCCGTGGTGGCCGAGGTCAACTGGCAGGACAATCCATGGTTCCCGGACGTGTTGCGGGCCGAGCTCGAGTATGACCGCGCGCGCGACCCGGACCGCTACGCCCATGTCTGGGCCGGCGGCTATCTGCGCAACTCGACCGCGCGGGTCTTCCGCAACTGGCGGGTCGAGGAGTTCGAGGCGCCGCCCGACGCGATGCTCCGCTTCGGCGCCGATTGGGGCTTCGCGGCGGATCCGACCGTCCTGGTGCGTTGCTACGTCCAGGGCCGGACGCTCTACGTCGACCACGAGGCCTACCAGGTAGGGTGCGAGATCGTTGACACGCCGGCGCTGTTTCTGAGCGTCCCAGGATCCGAGCGCTGGCCGATCATCGCCGACTCGGCCCGGCCCGAGACGATCAGCCACATGCGCAAGCACGGCTTTGCCAAGATCCTGCCGGCGGTCAAGGGCGCCAGGTCGGTCGAGGAAGGCGTCGAGTTCCTACGCAGCCACGACATCGTCGTGCATCCGCGTTGCCAGCACGTCATCGACGAGCTGTCACTCTACAGCTACAAGACCGATCCAGGCACCGGCGCGGTCCTGCCGATCCTCGAGGACCGGCATAATCACGCGATCGACGCCCTGCGCTATGCGCTCGAGGGCACAAGGCGGGTCCAGGTTGGCAAAGCCCCCACGACGGTCGTGGCGTTGCCAGTCGCATCCAAATGGCGGTAGAATAGCAGGCTCCTCGGAGGGATTGATGGCGCGGATCTCGAAATCGCAGCAACTGGCTAACATCCACGCGGAAGCGATGGAGGAATTCGATCGCATCCAATCAGCGCTGCGAGACGAGCGCCTGCAATGCCTCCAGGACCGCCGCTTCTATTCGATCGCCGGCGCCCAGTGGGAAGGGCCGCTCGGGCAGCAGTTCGACAGCAAGCCTAAATTCGAGGTCAACAAGATCCACCTCGCCGTCATCAGGATTATCAACGAATATCGGAACAATCGGATCACGGTCGATTTCGTCTCCAAAGAAGGGGCCGAGTACGACGCTCTCGCCGATACCTGCGACGATCTCTACCGGGCCGATGAACAGGACAGCGGAGCCGAAGAGGCCTACGACAACGCCTTCGAGGAGGCCGTCGGTGGTGGTTTCGGCGCATGGCGCCTGCGCGCCGCCTATGAGTCCGATGAAGACCCGGACGACGACCGGCAGCGCATCCGGATCGAGCCCATCTTCGATGCCGATAGCAGCGTCTTCTTCGACCTCAACGCCAAGCGCCAAGACAAAGCCGACGCCAAGCGCTGCTACGTCGTCTTTTCGATGACGCGCGCAGCATACCGCGCTGAATACGGCGACGATCCCGCCGACTGGCCGAAGGAAATCCATCAATACGAGTTCGATTGGCTCACGCCGGATGTTGTCTACATCGCGGAATACTACAGGGTCGAAGAGACGACCGAAACAATCCGAACGTTCAAGGCGATCGACGGAAGCGAGGAGAAATACTCGGACAGCGATTTCGAAGCCGACGAAGAGCTTGAGGAAAAGCTGGCGGCGATCGGCAGCGTCGAGACCAAGCAGAAGCGGGTCAAGCGCCGGCGCGTCCGGAAGCTGTTGCTGAACGGAGCCCGCGTAATCGAGGATCAAGGCTACATCGCCGGCCGGCATATCCCGGTCGTCCCGGTTTACGGCAAGCGCTGGTTCGTCGACAACGTAGAGCGTTGCATGGGCCATGTGCGGCTGGCCAAGGACGCGCAGCGCTTGGCCAACATGCAGCGCTCGAAGCTCGGCGAGATCTCGGCGTATTCGAGCATCGAGAAGCCGATCATGACGCCGGAGCAAGTCGCCGGGCATCAGGTCATGTGGGCCGAAGACAACATTCGCAACTATCCCTACCTGCTGATCAACCCGATCACGGGCCCGGACGGATCGATGCAGGCTGCTGGGCCTGTCGGGACCACCAAGAGCCCGGCGATCCCGCCGGCGATGGCGGCGCTCCTCGAGGTGGTCGAGCGCGATCTGAACGATCTGCTGGGCAACCAGCGCGGCGCGGACCAGCTGGTCAGCAACATCTCCGGCAAGGCCGTCGAGATGATCCAGCAGCGCCTCGATATGCAGGCTTTCATCTACATGAGCAACATGGCCAAGGCCGTGAAGCGCTCCGGCGAGATCTGGCTCTCGATGTCCAAGGACGTTCTGGTCGAGAAAGGCCGTAAGATGAAGGGCATCGGCGCCCAGGGCGAGATCAAGTCAATCGAGCTCATGCGGCCGATCGTCGACGAAGACGGCGAACTGGAGTACGAGAACGATCTGAGCGAGGCCGAGTTCGATGTCTCGGTCGATGTCGGGCCGTCGTCGGTCTCACGCCGCTCTGCGACCGTCAGGGCGCTCACGGGCATGATGTCGATTACGCGCGATCAGGAGACGATGGACGTGCTGTCGGCAATGGCCATGCTCAACATGGAGGGCGAAGGCATCTCCGAGGTGCGCGAGTTCTTCCGCCGCAAGTTGGTCCGCATGGGCGTTGTCAAGCCGACCGAGGAAGAGCAGCAGGCGCTCCAGGCCGAGGCGCAGAACCGCCCGCCGGACCCGAACGCGGTCTTCCTGCAGGCGGCAGCCGAAGAAGCGGTCGCCAAGGCGTCGCTGGCTCGCGCCAACACGGTCAAGACCGTGGCGGACGCCGAGCTCGCGCGCGCCCGATCGGTCGAGACGCTGGCGAAGGTCGATCTCGATCGCCGCGACCAGGCGCTCGAGGCGGCCAGCATGGTCGCAGAGTTGACCGCCAAGCGCGAAGAGCGCGCCGGCCAATTGCAGACGCAGCCGCCGATCTGAGCGGCCCGGCAGCCGCCCCGCCGCGAGAGGGCGAGAACGAGGACAGGCAATGGACGACACCAAGCCAGCACCAGAAGAGCAACCGGCGCCCGAGGCCACCACCGCGCCTCCAGAGCCGGCGCCGGAACCGGAGCCCGAGGCAGAGCCCGAGGAGATCACGGTCTCGATCGGAGAGGAGCCACCGCCGAAGCCCGAGCCGGCGCCGGCGTGGGTCAAGGAGTTGCGCGCTCACAACCGGAAGATCCTCGAGGAGAAGCGCGAGCTGGAGCGCCGGCTCGCCGCAGTCGAGGCGACCAGGTCGGGGGCGCAGCCGCTCGGCCCGAAGCCGACCCTCGAGGCGCATGACTACGACGCCGACAAGTTCGAGGCGGCGCTTGCCACCTGGTGGGAGCGCAAGCGCCAGGTCGAGGCCGAGGCCGCCGCCCGGCAGCAGGCCGAGCAGCAGACGCAACAAGCCTGGCAGGCCAAGCTGGCGGACTACGGCAAGCGCAAGACCGAGTTGCGTGTCGCGGATTTCGAGGACGCTGAGGCGATCATCCAAGAGGCTCTCAACACAACCCAGCAAGGCATCATCGTCAGCGGCGCCGAGAATCCGGCGCTTTTGGTCTACGCTTTAGGAAAAAATCCCTCAAAAGCGCGAGAACTTGCATCGATCACCGATCCGGTCAAGTTCGCCTTCGCGATTGCAAAGCTGGAGACGCAATTGAAAGTCGCCCGAACAAAGGCCCCGCCACCGCCCGAGAGGCCCGCCCGCGGATCCGGCGGGGTGCCGGTCAGCGGCACAGTCGACAGCCATCTCGAGCGCCTGCGCGAGGAAGCGGCGCGGACTGGAGACCTGTCCAAGGTGATGGCCTACAAGCGTCAGAAGAAGGCGAGTTGACAATCAAGCCGGTCGATCACAGAATAGCGTCGGTTGCCTTCGAGCAGCCGGCGCCCTGGCCCTCGCGAGGCCCTAAAGTCGCAGAAGCGCCAGATGGCAGCCGCCCGGCCTCGACGGGTGAGAGACGATCTGATCCCGCAATCTCTCATTCCATGAGGAATCAACAACATGGCTAATGCGTTCTCGAAGGAAGAGCGCGTTGCATTCGAGGACATCCTCGAGGGCTTCCAGGACGCTCTCGTGATGTCTCGCAACGTC